TTAGGGTGGAAAATGCACCGGTCTCCCCGTCCCACCAGCCGGGGGGGGCGAGCTGGAAACAACGGGAGCGCGAACGATCAATTGCGAACACATTTGGCTTCGGGCAAGCATTGGTAAAGATGGCCGGGACTTCCCCCCTACCGGGACTTGCCATGATCGCGGAGTAACCTCCGTGAACCTTGACAGCATCGGCGTTGGTGAAACGCTTCTGGCTCTGGAACGTGTCCGCGAGCCTGCGGCGAATACCACGGGTGGTGATGTAGACAGAGGTTTCGCCCTGTCCGGTCATTCCAACGTCATCGGAAATGAGTTCGAACTGCGACTCACCTGCGACAACTTCCGAACCGGCCTGGGTTCCGACGCTCCGAACGTTTCCGTTCCAGAACTCGTTACCAGCGGTAGCGGAGTTGATCGAGTGGAGGGTACGGCTGGTCGAAACAATGTTTCGGAGGCCGTCCATTTCCTGGCTGCGGTTGCCCGCAACGTACAGGCCGAACGTGGTACCGATGGTGCCGGTAACAACAGTGTTCAGCGTGACCGTCTTGCCGGATGCGTCGAGCGCAGTCACCGAGTTGTCGGAACCGCCCGTAAGGGTGGAACCATCGGTGCGCCGCAGAACATCGACCGGATCTCCAACGTGGAGGTACTGGATCGAGTCAACGGTGATCGGACCAACCGTGGTGGTGGCCGAAGCCGACACTGAGGCCAGAAGCCCGGTGCCATCACCGAATACCTGACGGTTGATGTCCTTACGCATGTCATTGGCCGCACCCTTGACTTCACCGTCGAGCAGGGAAATGAAAGCACCCTCGTTGCTCTTGGTGGACTCAATCGCCAGGTCCGACAGTTCGATGCCCTGGTAGTGCTGCTTGACATTGATGATCGCGTCTTCCCAGCCCTGAATGCCAGCGCCCGGAAGTGCTCCACCGTCACCACGCGAACCACGGCCCCTGTTTCGGGACTTGTGGACCGGCACGATGGCCCGGCGACCGGCGAACTGGACCGTACTCGGGTCCTCCCGCTCGATCTTGTCGATCATGTAGGTCTTGTAGTTGAGCTGTTCGACAATCGGGCCGACATAGAGATCCTTGAGGATCTTGTCAGCCGTTGTCAGATTCTGTGTAGCCATATTGCTTTCCTCGCTTTAGTTTGTTGCCATTGCTCTAGCCATTTCCAGAGCCTTGTCCTTCACGTTGGCGAGAGTGGGGCTGTCTGGCGCTGTGTTGGGAGTGCCCGAACCTTCCGGTACAGACGGCTGCTCCAACTTCTTAGCGAACAGATCATTTTCCCCACGGGAAACCAATGACTTGAACTTCTCGAAACCGGCCTGAATAGCTGCCTCCGGGCTTTCCGCATCCTCCATGTGGGGGAGCGCAAGCTCGAAAATGTCATCTATGTCAGAATCGCTAAGGCCCGGGTTCTCACTCTTCAGTGATTCCGCCAGTTGGCTAACCGATTCGGCTGCCTGCTGCTCTAGCTGTGCCTGTTCCTGCTTGGACATGTTCTCCATCAGCGGACTTACCGCCTGCTGGATCTGCTGCGAAACGAGACTCTCGATGTTTTTAGGGTCGAAAGGGTCGAACTCTTCCGCTTCTCCGCCATCGGGGGATTCCCCGTCAGCGTAGAAACCAAGTTCTTCACCCAACTGTTCCCACCATGAGTACACGTTTTCGCTGGCCTGCTCATCGCCGCCCGCCGCTGCTTCCAGCGCCGAGTTGAGATTGAGCCAACCACCAAGCTGTTCGGGATCAACCTTGTTGACACCGAGTTCTTCATATGGCTTCCACTGGTCTGCCTTGGCTGTGAAGCGGCGTGTGAAATCCGCGTCCTTGGCCTTCAGGCTTTCAACCACCTTGCCGTGGTATTCCTCTGGAATGTCGCTCAGGTAATCCGCATAGAGTCCCGAGCTGTCATCTGCGCCTTGGCCCTCAACCGCAGCGTCAACACCCTCAACGGGCTCGGCTGCTTCGACGGGCTGTGCTTCTTCCGACATTACTTTCCTGCTTTCTTCATGGCTGTGACAACGGCAACGCTCCGCTCCGGGCTTGCGGCCCGGTTGGCGGTTGCGAGGTCGTGTCCTTGGCACGGTTTCATTGATGAAAGCGTACCTGAAAAAAGCGAACAGCCGTTCGTATCAACGCTAGATGTGGTGCCTACTCCGGTAAATCCACCACGGCTGGTGTTTCCTTAGCCGCTTCCCAATCGCCGGGGCTGGCGAGTGCCGCCTGAACGGCAAGGGCCTGTGAGGCAAGTTCCTCCGGTAGGTCGGCCAGGGCCGCATCTATGGCTTCGTTGAGTTCACGTTCGGTCACCATTGATGAAACCTCTCGTTAGATGAAACCATGTGGCCAGCCACGCAGCCCAAAGGGCATACGCGGTCAGCCGGTACATCAGCTTGCTTCGGCTGCCGCCACAACCCTGTCATGTTCAAGCTGGCCGGGGCTCGGGCCGTCAACACCCTTCGCTGCGCTCGGGAAAGGGGTTCCCGTTCCGTCTGTGCCCGGGGCCACCTTCATTGCTTCTCTCTGGCCCGGCGATGCGTCAGGGCTACCGGCGAAACCGGACAGATCCTTGCCGAGCCCCTGAATGGCCTCCAGAACGCCGTCAGGGAGTTCACGGGGCGGGTTCTGGCTGAACTCCGCGATAGCGTTCATCAGCTTTGCGGTGGTGCGGTCAGGAAGGTGGGGCACTTTGTTCCTTTTGTTTGTCGATTGCTATTTGGGCCTCTGCATCAGCTTGTGTCTGATCGAGCCCCATAGAAAGCTGCTGCTGCTGTGCGGCCTGCGCGTCGGCTGCCTGAGCCTGAAGCTGGGCGTCAACGATGCCCTGCTGACGCTCGCGGTGATCCTGAACGTGCATGACGAAACATGCCTGCTGTTCCGGGTTGAGTGCCGCGTACCGGGCCGACTTCTGGAAATCGGTGTGGCCCGCGATATGAACCGCGTCATCGTCAAAGTCGTTGATCGGCACTTCTTCACCGTTGATGAGCATGCGGTGTTCACGGTTGATCTGCCGTTCATCCTCAGACAAGCCCTCAAAGACACGTTCAAGCCCGCCAACCTCATAGTCCTTCAGGAACTTGCGAAGGTCGCGCTGCTCAATCGGCACCTGATACTGGAACATGAGGGCCAGCATTTCCGTCATAGCCGCCTGCTTCGCCGCCTTGGAACGCGGCATTGCAGATCCGGCCTGAACTTCAACCTTCGGGTCCTGGCCGAGCATGGCACCACGGAACGCCGCAATATCCCAATTCCCGTCCTCACCGGCGATACGGAAGGTGCGTTCATCGGAATTGAAGGTGGCCCGCAACTTGAGAATCTTGGTTCCGGCATGGCCGAGCGCACGTTCAAGGGCCTGAATCTCCGGGCCCAAACGTGTGTCATCTGCCTCTTGAAGCAGGTTGATGGCGCTGGCTGCTGTGACACCGGACGGGACGGTGGCACGGCTAACCTCGTGCATCCCCGAAATCTCTTCGATGGACTTTTCGATCCGCTCAATTTCGTTCTCCACATACGGAGGAAGCGAAGGTGGCTGAAGGAAACTGGGCACAGCATCAGAAACGGTGGAATCGTACTCAATGATTTCACCGGGCACACCCGAGTATTCAACCTGGGCCTGACGGCTCATAAGCAATGATGGGTTACCGAACCGTTTGGCATTCTCGGAAATCTGGGTGCGGATCATGTTGAGTTCCGTCTGGGGGTCACGGAGCTGTGAGGTCACACCACGGGAGAAGAACTGGCCCGGCACCTGAACGGAGGTGAAGTGAACATACGGGTTCGCATCGAACGGTTCCTCTTCGACAAGCATGGTGTCGTTTGCGTAAATCACATGCCACCCGTTCGGGTACATCGAACACGGCTTCGCCCAATACTCATAAACCTTCACGCCCTCATACGTTTGGGGGTCCTTGCCGTACAAGTTGTCCGGGGTGAGGGTTCCAAGGCTAAGGCCGGTGGGAACATCGGCGTCCGGGGTGGGGGTGAAGTCCCTGCCGTCCACACTCTTCGGGTAACGCTTCTTCACGTACTCCATAGAACGGATCTTCTCTTCAAAGCACCATTCAAGAGTGTCCATTGATTTGGCCAGCGGATCGGGGAAGAACTCAAACGGGGAAATGACCTCCACGTTCACATCGCCCTGCGCCACAGTGCGAACCGTGGCTTGCGCCTGAACCTCCGGGGGAAGAATGTGAATCTCATCGGCCCGGAGAGGCGTGTTGTCCTCCGGGTTCCTAATCGGCTTGCCATCCGGGGAGAAAAGGAACTCCTGGCTTTCACCAAGCGTCGAATCCCAATACACCTTCCAGAAACCATCCGAACACACATCCGACCACAACACAGCATCAAAAAGCTTCGACTGAAGATTCAGGTTCGTCCAGTCTCCAATGGCCCCCGCAGCCGTCAGGTATTTGGGTGTGTCCACCCCGTTTACACCATATATGGGGCCTTGGGTGCTGGAAGTGGGGGCCTGAACCCACTCCCACCTTTGCCCCTGCGTCAGCGAACTGGTGAGCGTGGTAGCGGTGCCGCCCGTGTCAATCTTGATAATGCGGTCGTTGGAAGCCGATGCCTGCTTGCCGACAGCCAGCAGAACCTTAGTGGTCACGTTCGCGGGGAACAGTGAGTGAACGGAGTCAAGCGTGGAAGGCTCGGACAACAGTGTGTTGCCGGGCCTCTTCCGCAAAGAGTTCGTCGCCCCCACCGTCAGATTACGGGCATCCTGACACTGGTTTTCGGCCAGCAGATACGGGGCAGCGGCCAGGTTCACCCCACCTGAAAAGTCGCTATAAACAACCGGGTTGCCGCGAGCCATTTACTGGCTCCAAACAGTCAGCACCGTTTCCGGGGGATTCCACATTCCGGCGGCAACACGCGGCTGCGTTTTGTCGTTCGTGTCGTACTGAACTTCCCCACGGCATTTCATCAGTTCGGTGTCGAACCGTGACTGGTGGTACATGGCAGCGTCATAATCGTTCTCCCGTTCAAAGCACTTCACAAGTGAGTAGGAGACAAGTAGGTGGTGGTACACGGGCGAAATCTCGGGCTCATCCGTGCCAACCGTTAGTGCGGCGGGCACCTTCCAGTACCGGAGCTGAATGTCATAAGAAGCGTCCGGTGTCGGGTACACGCTGAGAGTGTCACCGTTCACATCATAGAAATAGGGCCTGCCGGTTGAGTCGTTGGACAGCGCATCGAAATCCGATGGGGTGATCTGCCGCAAGGCAATGTTCTCTTGGCCGGTCGATCCGACACACACAAGCGAATACAGCCGGGAGAAGTCGGTGGGCAGGGTCAGATCCTCCGTACCGGCGCTCAGGGTGGTGGTCACCGCCGTGAACAGCTCACGGAAATCCGTTTGCGCGGCCACATAGTTTTGGGCCTGCGTCACGATGCCTTCACCGTAGCTGCCGGTGCCCATCAGGTAGTCGGTGTATTGGCCTGCGGCAAACTGGTGTGACAGCACCTCCGCAACAATCTCATCAAGGGTCATGCCCTAAGTCTAGCTACTTCCGCTTGCGCTTCTTACGGGGAGGTGGCGGCGGGGCCTTCGACGGGCGCGGACCATCCGGGTTCGCCGGGAACTTAGCCGGGTCTTTCGCCTGGAGAAGCATGACGGGTTCCTTGGAAATGAGGCCCCCGGTGTTGTCCCGGATTTCCTGCCTTGCGTTCCTGACAGGCGGGGTATCGGCCCACAAACGGTACATCTTGCCGTTCTTCACGTCGATGTGCCCACATATGACCGAGCCATCGGCCATGATGGTTCCCCCGGCCTCCCGCAGCTTCCGGCAAAAGTACATGTCTTCACCCTCTTCGTGGGTGCCGCCGCCGTGAATGTCGGCTTTGGAGAACTTGAACCACGGATCGGGGAACTTGTCAAAGGCGGTCATGCGGATCAGGGCGCAGCCGAAATCGTTGATGACTCAGTTGGTATCTCGGAACTGAACCCGGCATACATTCAGGGGTACACGGTCACGGCAACGGACGCGGCAGGGTCGGTCACCATGACCTGGCCGACCGCGTTTGCGAGCGCCTTCTATGTTGTGGCGGCAACGGCCAAGGTGTCGGGCAACACGACCGCTAATGTGGTTGTTTCGGCGCAAACGACCACCACGGTAACTTTCGGATGGTCCGGTGGCCCTTCGGGGTCTTGGACGATTCAGGCCATCGGCATTCACCTTTAGGCTGTGCCAACTCCGGGCCTAAAGCTCGCGTTCACAACGGTTGATGATCGCAAGGTAACAACCGATCTGGAGCGCATCAAGGCGTGGTCGAAGCTGATTCAGACCGCGATTGACAATGTGGTGACTGGTGCTGTTCCGACTGGCCCTGCGGGCGGGGATCTGACGGGCACCTATCCGAACCCCACCATTGCCAATGGGGTGATTGACAACGCGAACGTTTCTAACACGGCAGCTATCGCGTACAGCAAACTGGCCTTGACCGGGGCTATTTTGAACGCTGATCTGGCTGGCTCTATCGCGTATT